TCTGCGGAGTGGCTGGATTGACAGGGTATGGCACATATGTGATTTTCTCAAATTCTTTTGTCACCTCCGGCTCTTTTTTATCTTCGGAAATCACGATTTTATATCCTTCGACATGAATTTCTATTGGTTTCATTTTTCCTCCATCATCTGCAAACCGTTTTCTACAACACGCTTATATTTTGACTGCGTCAGTAAAATTGTTTATCATAAGTCACCTTCTTTTCTATGATTCGACAGCTCTGTATCGAATCCTTTCGGGTATCTTGCTTTTAGCTTATCCACATTCATTTGGAAGATTTCATCCAAGCTCCACCCAAAGGAATGAGCGATCATAGCGATATACCACATTACATCGCCGAGTTCCTTTTTCGCGTGCTCCTCGTCAATTCCTTTTCCATGAAATATCATCTTTTTGATAAGGTCAAGTAATTCACCGGATTCTCCTGCAAGCCCAAGACATCCCATGAGCAAACCAGAAACATCAATTACATTTTCATTTATTGCATACGCAAGACGAATCTTACTCTTTCCGTCATTCGTCCTCATTGCTAATTTTTGATATTCATTTCCTGTCATTGCTTCATCTCCGCGCCGCAATTCGGGCAATATCGAAATTTATCAAAGTAGTACATAAATGGTGTTGTATGGAATTTACCACAAACAGAACACTTCGCAGACTGTAGTTCATCAACCTGTCCTTTGGAATAAAACCTCTCTAATTCGATCCATTCACCTTTTTTGGTTTCGATGATCGGCAATTCTCTGACTGCATTTTCCGCTTGCTCAACTTCCCACGTATAGCCAAATTCCGAATTTTCTATTGCCGCTATTGCGGCATCACGACTAATAAGGTCACTCATAATGCACCTCTTCGATATCCATGTACCCACTCTTATTCATCATGTTCGCGCCGCAGTGATAGCAAAAGTAGAAATTGTGCATCCCAAGGTCATCATTCTCAAGCACTGCATGACACTGAGAGCATTCCCAACAATCCGAACCTTTTCGGCATTGCCACTTACCCTTTCTTCGCTCCGGCTCTGCGGATGGAATGTCGTCTATTTGGTTGAGTACATCATTTGCTATCATCCATGTGTATCCCAAATAATCAACTTTAACAGGGAGTTTATAGATAGCTTCTATTGCATCTTCTCGTCTGATTAGGTCACTCATTACTTCATCTCCGCGCCACAATTCGGGCAATACTTGTAATTGCCAAAATAATATAGATAAGGTGTTGTATGATACTTGCCACACACAGAACATTTTGCTGATTGAAGTTCTTTAACTTTGCACTTACTTACAGTAGAAACTTCCTTTTCTATCCACTTCCCCTTCTTCCGCTTTGGCTCTGCGGAGGGCAAGGCATCAAGCCTCTCACACAGCATCTTTTGCATATCTTCATCAAATGCCGCACCACAATATTCAACGAGGAATGTTAGTGCCGCATCAATCGCATCCCGTCTGCTGATAAGGTCACTCATTTCTCACCTCGATACGGTGCAGGTATCGGCAACCATGCAGTGACTTTGACTTCTTCCCAATCCTCTCCTACACAACCGCCATCCACGAAACTCTGTACCCAATATCCGAAACCGCTACAATCTTCTTCGTATGGAACAATTCCGACTTCATCGAAAATATCATTCTCTTTGCGAAATTCTTCGTCAAAGCACACGAGATAATCCCCGTCTTTTTCAGGTAATCTTTCGCTGGCTGGAATCCATTTTCTACCGACATTATTGTCGGTCGCACCCATCGCCCGGTTCCACGCTTGAATGGCTTCGGCTCTATTTGTTTCAATAGACCTTGTTCCACATGACACACACTGAATGTATACTGCCCCTGTTCCTCGCTCGTTTCTGATAATCGGGCTTCCTCCGCATCCACAGCGTACTGGTTTCAATTCGTTTTCCATCTCATCCTTTCCATCCCCTTTTATCGCCGGACTCGGTGCTACGTCCGGCAGGGGAATTAATTATTATTAATAGATTTGTAATGCGGCTTGGGGTGTGCCGCCCTTTCTATAAATTATTATTTATGCACCGATAGTCATCAGGCAATCTGCCTGTTGATTTCATCCCGTGCCCCGGGTGGCAGACACGGGAGTTATTGCAGAAAATACCATTTTTGTTGATTATTGTCGCGAATTGGTTGGACAATTTAACAGACGAAACATATTCATTCATAAATTATTATGTTTGGTCTCACCCGGTAAAACTGCACGGGCAACCCCGTAACAGACAGTCCTCATTGATATTCGACGAGGTAAAAGGTAAATGTCGGAGTATCACTTTTTTTATGATTCTGCTCCCAGATTCGTTTACTATTTACCGTCGCAATAATCATCGTGTCACCTTTCCGAAATTCCACTAAATCGCGGCTTACTGGAATGTGGATGTGCCACCTTCGTTCGAGCCATTTGACCGTGTCAACGTGTCCGAAAAAACTTCGATATTTCTTTCCTCTCAACATCCCGCAAGCGTCATCTGATGAGATTCGCTTTATTTTGATGTTCTCCCACTCCCCGCAATTCATCTTAGGGATCATATGGACTGAAAATGAATTTGTCAAATACAACATGATTCAACCTCCATAAAGTCAAAAAGTGTTTTTGGTTGATCTTCAAAATTAAGCATTTTATCTATTGCCTGTTGATATATTTTTTTGCTAACCTCGAATCCATAAGAATTTCTACCGCAATCATACGCGGCTCTCAAAGTTGATCCGCTTCCTGCACATGGGTCAATAACCACATCTCCGGGGTCTGTAAAGATTTTTATAAGCTTTTGTAGTACCCTCACGGGCTTTTGCGTCGGATGAATTTTCGGAATGTTGTAATCACGCTCCCACTCGAACCAATTCAGAATCATCTTTCCGTTATTATTGAATTTTGGTAACTTGTCGCGATACAGAATCAATCCATATTCTGTTGCGCCACAAATCCGCATGTTTGCTTTCAAAACTTGTGGACTCGTTGGTTTGATAAAAACCAAGGGAATATAATTCTCAAATCCGTGTTTTTTCGCAATCTCAATTACCATATTCTGTTGCTGATATGAACAGAAAATAATCATGCATGGAGCTTTTCCTCGTTCTTTCGGTTCCTTTACTAACAGCCTATTACAGAAGTGAAAGTATTCAGCAATATTGAAGTTGAAGTCCGTAAGAAATGCCGCTTTCCTTGCTTTATCAGATTCACCGTTTTTATTATCTCCATCAACATACCAAACCGGATTACTTCCGTAAAAATTAGTCCCTATGTTATATGGAATATCAGCAATCACAAGCTGTGCTTTAGGAATGTGATAACCCTTAAAGTTCTGAAAGTTATCATTATATAATTCGCACTTTATTTTTTTCATGCGGTCACCATCTCCATTGTCACGAGAGTGTCATCCTGTTCAGGATCGCAATCTTCCCTCTCCCAATCTTCCAATCCATCAAATCGCCATTCATCACAATATTTATCCTTCGGTGATGTAATCGCGATCATTTTTGCTGTCCGGAAGCACTGACCGCTTCCGTGGCAGAACCACCAACACTCGTAACAGCTTTTATTACCATCGCACATTTAATCCCAACCTTTCTGCTATTCTATTCGCCGCCTCGCGAATATCTTCTTCCGTCCAAACATCTTTATTTTTCTCAACTTCGATCTTTTTCGTAACCTCACGAAATTGATCTAATTTCTTTTGCTTTTCAATCTCGTCCACGATTCCTCTCAGCCATCATCCTTTCGATTTCTCGGTCAGATTTTCCGGCAAGCAAGATCCCGATTCTCATCAAAAGCTGTTCCGCTGAAGTCTCTCCGAGATTGCTGATTTTGACATCTTTGCCACTTAAGAAATACTTCATGTGTCTGATCGCCAACGAATCATGCATATCGAGCTTTTTTAGCGCGGATGCACACGCTTCGTTGTACATTTTGGTCTGCTCTGTAGCACATATCGTGTGCCACATCCAGTCTTTCCCGTTAGTAATAACTTCTGGTACGGTTCTCATCATCCCATCCTTTCAAATTGCGTCCATTGATTATCAAAATTCTCGTCATCATCTTTTTTCGTTTTATCGAAAAAAGTATCTTTCATCTTCTTCTTCTCGTCTTCTGTCATTACATACTCAACTTCTTGATCAATACATCTTTCGCACGTTGAGCATATTCCATCCTTTTCAAATCCTCCGGTGTCATCGGCGATTTGAAAGCATTGACACGCTCGGATAAATCTTCTCTGACAGTCATGTTGTACTTTTCCCTGTACTCAACTGCCGCTTGATCCATTACGTCAAACATCTCATCAATGCTCAATTGTTTTTCCGGTTCGGGCAGTGCAACTGTCTGCTGTTCCGGTACTCGCCAACTTTCAAAACGCTGTAGTGGTTTTTGCATTGAGTAGTAATCAACTTCCCGTTGTGCAAGCTCTCTGTAACTTTCTCGGATTGCCGACATAATTACGGTGTGGTATGCTTCCTCACTAACGTTATGCCAACTTCTGAGAATGTGCTGATCACCGACAACCTTTTGTAAAATAGGTTCGAGTTCATTGTATGCATTTACCGCAGACTCGCGATCAGTAGATTTTCTGACAGCTTTTGTAATCTTGTGAAATGCTTCTGTTGCTGTCATTTGCCCCTGAAGCCGATTCAATGCCATCCTATGACGTATGTCAGCGATGTGAGGTCGAAAACTCATCGTATCAATGCAATTTTGAGTAGCCTCAAATACTTCTGCAGGTTCTTCTTTTGAAAAGTCGCTTGCCCACTCTGCTATGACATCCTTTTCATCAGTGCCTTTATAAAATTCGGCTCCGTAATTTGCTGTCAGCTTTTTCAGGATTTTGATTGTGTCATCGACTGTTATCATACTTCCACCACCTCACCAGAATGACTTGACGAGAGCATATACCAGTAATTCTCTTGATTACTTGACAACTCTGCTTCGAGTTCTGCTTTGGCTTTATCCCACCGATTGACCTGTGGCTCTGATTGTGTTGCGCCTTTCGTTACTGGAACAGATCCACGAGCTTTGAGCCATTGAGCAGTTTTCAGAATTGATCCCGGAGCAGAAATCGGTATATCCTTTGACCGCATATAAGCTACTGTTTTACGCATACGATCCACTGTGATGTCTGCTTCTGCAAGATCACGAAGGTCATTGACCCATCTTCCAAACTGACTTTTTATTGGTGTCAATCCGGTTTCCTCATGAAATGCTTCTGCTAACTCAGCATTTTCTTTTGCGAATTTCCAAAAATCAGAGCTTTCCGGATCGGATGTTTGTTCCGACTCCTGCGCGTCAGCGCAATTAATATTCTTTTCTCTTAATTCTGTATTCTTAATTCTTAATTCTTTATGTAAGCAATTGCTTGCATTTGCTTGTTTTGCTTCGTTTTGCTTCGTTTTGCTTATGTTTGCTTCCTTTTGCTTGGAAGACAGCCCGCCGATACGTCCATTTTCAGCTCTTTTTCTGGAAATTTCCGCATTGCGCTCCGCGTCTTGCTTCAACTGTTTGCAGGCTATTGAGTACACTACTTTTTCCGCACCTGTAAGTGGTTGAGATTCTCCAAACTCCTCAAAATCAATCAGAGCTTTTATAAATCTTCCTGCTTCGGCATCAGAAAGTTCCCGTATTCCTCCACCCCAAATGGTGTGAAACTTGAACCAATCCATTATTGCCTTCTCACTTTCCAATCTCTCCCAAAAGGCGGGCGCGGCTCCGCCCTATTGGCTATAAAAAGAGAGAGATTATAGTATTTTATGGGGAGATTTTCAAAAGACATAATGCCGCGCATGTCTTTATCCACTAATTTTTTGCGAGCCTGAAACTGACGGTAGGTTTACCGACTTTCCGAGCGGCGTTGATGTCAGGATGCGCCAGTGCGTATCCTTCCAACAGTTTCCCGTCCCATGTCGTTTTACCCTTGTTCCAGATCGCAGAAATCAAATTCGTTTTCACGGTTTCGCCTTTATTCAAGACTTCCGCTGTGATTTCATCTTCGAGTTCTTCAATCCGCGTTTTGACACTCGCAGTCTGTTCTTCCCAGTCTGCTTTGGCTATTGCATATGCGCTTTTCAAACCCGCCAGTGCGTCAAGTTTCGCAATAAGCTCATCGTTTGTCATCGTAAACCTCACATCAAATTTTCAAGATCGGCTTGTGCTTTTGCTTTCGCCGTCAAAATCGTATTGACAGCAGACAACCGCATCAGGATGTCTTCCTGATTTACATTCGGGTCTGAAAGTCGCTGTTTGTACGCTTTCCACATCCCTGCAAGCTCACCGACTTCTCGTTTACCCATCTTCACGACGGTACCATCAGAATTTCTGGTATCAATGTCAGCGGCAAAACTTATGTCCATGCTCGGTAATTGCACCTGAGTGTCACCGACAATCACAGTGGATTTTTCCTGCCATGTTTTCAGAAATTCGATTGGATCAAACGCCTTTTTCTGCGGCATTTGATTTGTCTGTTGTCTCGGCATTGACTGTACAGGAGTGTAGTCACCTTCCATAATTTCAGGTTCCGGCATAATGCTGTCACGGGACATATCCTCAATATCCTGAGTGTAGTATTCGCTCAGATTACAGGCAATCAATGTCGCGCCGATATATGCACGTTTCTGTGCCATTTTCTGAAAAGTATTGACCTGCTCCGCAGTATCAAAATTCTTCACATCTCCGACCTTCTGTGATGTGATACGTGGATCATTTGACTGGTAAGTCGCGCCACATCCGCCCTGTTTTGCCCAACAGTAAAATCCATCTCCCTGCTTGCTTTTGCGAAGCGGTTTTCCGCAATTCGGGCAAAGCAACTCACCGCGACGATAGCGGTATTTCTTTTCCCACGAATTGCAGGATCCGATACAGGAAGCTACAAATTCTCCACCTCTGTAAAGATTGCACCGATATTCAAAATAAAAGAATGGTTCGTTGTCAGGATTACCTTCTCCAGTCCAATTCATTGTTTTATCGACACAGTCAAACTTCGCTGAAAGTCCAAAGAGAGAACAGACCTTTTCCGCACCCGGTTTCAGCAGGGATGCTTTCTGTACTCCTGCGAACTTTCCGTAATCAACACCTTCCTTTAGACAGGATGCGGTATATTGCCGAACCTGTTCAAATTTTTCTTTTGCTTCATTCAAGCCCACAACAGGGCTGATGTACAAATTCTGATTAGTGACCATCAACTCGGTATTTTCCATGATTTCACCTGTATTTCTAATTTTGTGGTATAATCTTTCTTAACATCTCATTCGTCCGATTACAGGACAACTTTCTTATGCCAGAGCCACCAGAATTCTTCTACGGCTCTGGCTTTTCCATATGCCCAAATCATCTGCCGGTATATCATTGCGTTTACACCAGTCAGCTTTTTACAAACACTTCCGCGTTCGTAGATGATGCTTTCAGGTGATTCGGCTTCCATAGATACGGATATGTCACTCATTAGAAAGCCTCCAAATACTCTTGTAAATAATCCCAATCGGATTCAGATACATTGAATGGTTCGCTTTCTGAAGTAATGCAGTCGTCAATATATCTTTTTTCTGCTGTTTCTCTCAGTCTATCCATGCCGTCAAAAAATTCGTCACGGGTAATTTTCCCTGCATTCAGCAATCCCTCTAAGCGGCTCTTTTCATCTTCCATCAAGTCAGAGATTGTCCATTCATGCGCTAAGTCGGAACTTTCCTGTGCGGTCAATTCAAGACCTCGAACATTTCTCCCCATCATTTCTCCTTTCCTTTTTTTATAGCCAGCCAAACATTTTGGCTATTAGACACGCTACTGTAAATAGCGTTATCATCATTCCGAAAATAGCACCGGTTGGCAAATTGTCAAGTTCGCTATCATTCTGCAAGCTCCGTCTGCAATTTCTGTTCAGGTCGATCATTCTCATCCTCCTCGAAAATGTCAGCCCAGAAAATATCAAGGGCATCGGCTATCTTTCTCGCTGTGTTTATACTTGGACGACGTTTTCCATGCTCATACTGACAAATCAGAGCCGGATCAACACCGACTATTTTGGCTAATTGATTTTGATTCAGTCCTTTTTTCATTCTGGCAAGTCGTAAATCCACTGGTTACCTCCTAATCATTCTGTTTTGTTGATTGTCTATATTCTAACATAATTTTACATAATGTCAAGTAAAGTAAATAAATTGGTTACATTTTTTTAACTGTTTGACAATATTGCAAAAATAGTTTATAATTATGTCAATAAGAAAGGAGATGTGAGATGGAATCGTTAAGGCAAATTCGTAAGCTAAAAAATAAGTCACAGCAGGATATTGCTAATGTCCTCGGAATGTCAAGACCTATGTATAGCGCATATGAATCAGGAAGATTCAAAATTTCTGATGAAAACATCGCTAAACTGGCAGAGTATTACGATGTTCCCGTGGATGTACTGACCGGAAAAGTTGACCTCAAAAAGACAATAAAGGATCTGGAAGTAGTCGAAACGAGTACAACACAAATCCCTGTTGTCGGGCATATCAGAGCCGGGTATGATGGTATCGCAGAGCAGATTATCGAAGGTTATGTAGAAATTGAAGAGAGTATTACAAAGCGTTTTCCGGGATGCTTCGCTCTCAATATTTACGGTAACAGCATGGAGCCTGAAATACACAGTGGTGATCGTGTGATCGTGTATCCGACAACTTGTGTAAAGACCGGTGATGTGGCTATCATCTGCCTGAATGGAGATGAAGCTACAATAAAGAGAGTCCGTATTGATGAAGATGGGATTACTATCATTCCGACCAACCCAAGATATAGCTCAATCACTTATACGCCAGAAGAAGTAAAATCCCTCCCTGTAATAATATGCGGTCGTGTTATTCAAGTCCGTCATGATTACTTCTAAATCCAGTAAATAAGAAAACCGCCAGCGTCACAATGCTGGCGGTTTTCCTCAGACGGGATCTATTTACGATGACAATATCTATTATACCATGAATTCTTCACCTTTTCAAAAAGGCGACAAAGTTGTCGCGTATTGTCGTTATTCCGGTGGCGAAGAGCAGGGTCTGAAAAATACGTCAACAGACGAACAGGAAGCCGCGATCCGCAAATTCTGCGACGAGAACGAACTTGACCTCATCAAAGTATATGCGGATCCATTCGTTTCGGGACGATCCACCAAAGGACGAGAGCATTATCTCGAAATGATGTCAGACCTGCTCCATGTAAAAAAGAACGTTGTAAAGCCTGTAGGGATTGTTGCGTGGGACTTTGAGAGATTGCACCGCAACATGGATCAGGCTCAATTGGATGCGGCACGGCTTCGCATGGCAGGCTACAAGATTTACAGTTTGCAACAGCCGGTCATGGACAACGGTCCTTTCGCGCGGGTTGTCGAAGCAATGTATTTCGCGTCTGCACAAAATCAATCTGACATGATTTCGGCAGATGTTCACCGAGCATTGCAAAGCAACTTTCAGAAATACAAAGTGATTCCGCGATCAAATATTCCTGATGGTTGGATCGCTGTTCAGGTCGATATGGGATTTTTCAGCGACGGCAAGCCTCGCACTGGTTACAAAGCAGAACCAGACCCGGAGCTTGCTCCACGAATCCGGCAGGCTATTGACCAGAGATTTAACGGTGCTACACTCGATGAGATGAAGAACATCATTGGTGGGATATTTGCAAATAAGCAAAGAGTATATATAAAACGTCTGATGACAAAGACACTGCTTTTTGGGCAGTTTACATACGGAGGTACGACGATGGATGATTACTGTGAGCCTATTATAGATAAAGATACTTTTGACAAGCTCCAACTATATAATAAGTATGCGCCGCGTGAACATGAGAGACCGCAGGGGCATTTCTCGAAAAACAGACCTTTCTTGTCAGATATGCTGTACTGCGGTGTCTGCGGAAAAAAGGCATTTCTGGATCGCAGAAAAGCAAAAGGTCGATTGTACGAAACGTACTACTGCAACAACAAGCATGTTGGATTCAGACGCGAAATTCTGGATAGTCTTGTGATAGAGAAAGGAATCGAATTACTGTCTGACGAACAATTCCAGAAAGACCTTCACGATATCACAGATGGTCTCAAATCGCCGTTTTCTGATGATGTGGATAATTCTGCCATAAACGCAGAAATTGCTAAAATTGATAAGAAAATCGCTCGTATAACGAGTTTCATTGAAGAAAGTGACGAAGCATCAATAACTTTAGGCAAAAGGCTAACTGAACTTGAAAAGGAACGTGCAGAATTATCTTCGCAACTCAATTCAGAGGACGATGACGATTCCAGTGAACGTCTATTTGAAGAAATGGATAGAATCCGCAAATCAATTATCGCGGTTCTTCAAAATGAAAAAAGCACTACAGATGAACTCCGTAATGCTCTTTCATTATTTATCCACTCCGTTGTCATTTACCCAGAAAGCAAGGTGTTGATTCGCCATACTTTACCGGGCTTCGGAAAAGTTGCGAGTAGCAACAGCGGAGATGTTACAGCGCCCCCGCGCGCTGTTTCGATTTACTCGCAACCTTTGGATACATGGGTTTGTCTATAATCAGAAATTTGATATTCTATCTTTATGGTTTTTCATTTCAGCTCCGCAACTTGGACAGAAACGCGGAGGAAAATTACTCACTCCATTAGCCCAGATCGCAGGTTTTCCACAAACAGAGCATTGGAGATAAAAGCAGTTTTCTTTGTCTGGATATTCATATGTAACCCATTCTCCGGTTTTTCTGCACATAGACTTATTCCATGTCTTGATCGCTTCTTCGCGAGTACGATGCTGTAATGTCTGTGTTCCGCAATCCCAACATCTACATCTGTAGCCAATTACACCTTTATAAAATTGGTGTTCCCTAACAAGCACGGCTACTCTTCCGCCGCATCCACAATTTACAGGTTTTTCTTCCTCATTCATTTTCTGCGCTCTCCCACTCAAACTCTTCAATGACATCAGTCACAATCTGCATCACTTCTGACACAGTATGAGCCGACAAATAACCCTTTATATGGTCATGTAAAGATTCTTTCTCGTAATAACTTTCCATTAGTCTCTATCTCCCCAATCTCCGTGATCAGAATCCATGACAGCTTCGTGATAATTCTGCATGTTGTTGATCTGCCGCTTGTATTCAGGCTTGTTCCGGCTGATGTAGCTATGGTAAGCATCGAAGTCATCCGTTTCAGGGAGTTCTTCACTGACCCACTCACTGATAACCTTCGCATAATCAAGCATCTTCTGTGTCGCTTTTCTGCCGGAATTGTTTACAGGATTTTTCACGGGATTTCCTGCATATTCCGACCGTAACCAAACAAGGAAATCCTTTTCCGTCATTGCCCATAATTCCGTGACAGTTATTTCAAAAACTTGTGTAAATTTCTCGCTGTTATTCATGCTTTTCCTTTCTGTACGCATTCCATGTATCACCAAATTGATCTTTGAAGCGAAGTATGCTATCATTTGTTTCTATACATTCTTTCCAAAATGAGTCATCCCTGTATCTTTCTATAATTTCCCAACAACCCGGACAGCTTTCAGAATCGATCCAAATCGGCTTACCTACCATTTCTTTTAGTTCTTCCCAAGTGAGCGGCGGATTGTCATGCCAAGGAGTTTCGATTTTTTCTTTTATCTTCCGGTGATAGTCTTGAATATCATCATACAGTTTTTTCCCTTCACGGTACTCTTTCAGGTAGTGGAGCGCATCTTCTTTCCGTTCTCGGCAACAAAAACGAATACCTGCATACGAGCAATTTTCGCAATCGCTATCATATTCGCCATCGTCACAGCATCCTATTGCCTTTATCACTTCATCAAGCGTTTTCATCCTACCAACCTTTCTACCATCCACCTGACTTCTTCAGTTATGCTCATCTTGTCACGCTTCGCCATCTTTGCTATTTTTGCATGGGTCTGACGATCCACGCCAATCATAATCCGCTTGCTTTCTGGCGGTTTCTCAATGTACGATGATTCTCCAAGCAGAGCACGGGCTTGTGCATCATCCAATGGTTCGATATGGCCGCCACCCATCACCAGAAACCACTCCCGTTCTCGTGTACGCTTCCGATACAGATCGCTACCACCAACATCTGCTATCAGTTCAGATGTTTCCGTATCATACAATTTTGATCCAATTCGTTTTTTCATAAACTTTTGTTATTTAAATCCTCTTCAATCTGATCAACAATAAATTTGCACTCATTTTCCACGCGTTTCAGTGACCAAGGCTCACGACAATAATCAGATCTTGTCAGCATGCTCTTCAAATTGTTGTACTGTTCTTCATTGTCACGCCAATATTCCATACCGGAAATGACATCAAATCCATCCGGATAGTGCATACAGTCGAATCCGATCCACCATTTATCTGGATCATCCTGCTTCCAAAGGTAAGCTTCTGAATAAGTGATCCCGCCATGACACTCGATCTCTTTTGTGTTGTAGGCGACTCCCCGCTTAAGCCCGACATAGCCGCACCTGTAGCACATCGGCATAAACAGGATCACACACGGATAGCCTTTATACTCGAAACGCTCTTCTACAATAGGATCTACCATCATCCTGCATCGCCCCATCTTTCAAACACAACAAGACCGTTCCCATAATAGATGCCATACCAACCGTCGAGTGTTTTAACAATATTTCCGCCAGTGCAATCGTAGTCGTAAATATCAATCTCGTGACCAGAAACATCAGTGAAGAAATCGAGCACACTGTGATTGAAACATCCCTTTCCAACGTCAGTAAAATGCATTGCTCCGTCACCATAACCGTTCGGAACATTCACTGTAAAACCGCGACTACCGATCTTCAGCGCACCTGCATCAGAATAGGTTTCGTACCATCCGTCGAGATCCCGAAAAACCCGTTCATAATGATCTGGACTGATTTTTGAAAGCTCTGCATAAATCTGCGTTCCTTTCAGCGTGTCAGAGTTAAGGATCATATCAACGACTTCCACTCCGGTTTTGGCTTTTTCGATAATCGCTTTGACTTCCTCGTAACCATCTTGCCATGGCTCGGTTGGTAAACAGCGGTGCAACCATTTATCTTGATTTTTGTCATGAGAGAATAAAATTTCATCTGCTTTCATGTCACTCTTCCTTTCTTTTCATGACTTTCAACGTCAATTTTTCTGCTATAATCATTGTCGCAAGAGCAATCTTGCTGTCAAGGCAGTGAGCCTTTTTCCCCGTCAACGCGGGGGTGACCCAAAGTCAGAGTCAGTGCCTTGCAATGTCGAGGTTTATAACCTCGTGGATTGAAACAAATCTAATCTTGACGGTGGCTATTTATAGTCCATTTTCAACAGACGGCACCTCTTAAGAGGTGTTTTCTGTTTAAGATGTCATCGCATCATATTCGAGACTCTTTGACGGTATATATCCAAGTCTTCTACATGCTTTGAGCAAACTTCGAAGCTCATCAGGTCTCCCAATTGTATAGGTTATCTGACCAGTATGAGTGATATCTACAAAATGCACCTTTGGGTCAAATCCAAGATTGCGACACACATTTTCATAAGACATTTCACGAGTCGAACCATCTACAAAACTAATTCGTTCTGTTTTTGTAATATCAGTAAATCTGAATGGCGGCATCTTATACTCCTTTTCTTTTAGTATGGATCGTACTCAATCTTAGCATCAACACCACCTTTGATTTTGAGGTCGCGTTGTATCTGACATGCACGAGCATACGTTTTTGTGTATGTACCGTACTCCAGAATTTCGCTATAAACGAACCATTCTTTTACATAATTTTTATTTTCCATCACAACCCATCCTTTTCTATATTAATTGAAAACCAAGCTTCTTTCCAATTTCGCGGATTATGTCTTCTACGTTGTCTCCGTCAGAAGATGCCCATTCGCTGTCCATGTCAGCAAAGTGAGCAAGATAAGCAAACTCTTCATCAAGAAATCCCCAATCTTTGGCTGAAATAATCTTATAAGCACAGTAATTAATCCGGTCGAAGTCATCAGGATAGATTTCTTCAACACAAACCGGATCGCAATCAGTTTCTCCGTTACCTTCGTCGATGACTGCGATATAACTATCTGGATATACGTCAGCGCGATTTGCGATTACGCGTTCGGCTTCATCACGGTCATAAAAACCAAATCCCCAGTCCGTATCATCACGATTTGTCATCACTGCGTACCACTTTTTATTTTCCATTGTATTTTCTCCTTTCTTTTCTTTCTGTTTGCTTTATTGATTATAATTATACACATATGCATACATTTGTCAAGCGAATTTTGAAAATTGGTGAAAATTGATGACAGTCAATTTTGAATGAATCGATCAAAAATGGGAATTTTGTAAAATTGAGTGATTGACAATAAAAAAATCGCCTTTCAGCGGTTTCTATTATTCCTGTCTGGTCGGAAAACCCGCGCATAGTTTTTTTATTGAGCAGAGTATAATCGCGCTTACTCTTCTGTGGCGATTGGTGGATTTGCACCACCGTAGCATGACGCATCTGATTTACAGTCAGACCCCTTTGTCTCCTCGGGCAAATCGCCATCTGCAGTACCGTACTAACCTATATACGACGTTGGCATTCACCATAACCGGAAGGATTCGAACGTTCTCCTGTACTGCGTGATCCGGGGACTGGACTTGAACCAGTATCTACGGCTTAGATAGCGAGTGTATACACTCCCAAGACTGCGCACATCTTCGTTGCTCTGCCAATTGAGCTACCCCGGCTAGGTTCGCTCTGTTCAGTTTGCAACCTGTTCGCGTAGGACGAGCGAGAATCCAGACATAACCATTTGTGCACTAATGATTTCGTCTTTTTTTACGCTATTGTAATTACTTACAAGTTGCGTGGGTTGGATTTGAACCAACGACCTTCTGGTTATGAGCCAGACGAGCTACCACTGCTCCACCCCGCATCAAGCGGGACTTTTTAGGTAATCCCGCAGAACCTCAGAAAACATAGCTTGCTTCAGTACGTTTCCAGAAACTCCTTCCACAACTTGTGGATGAGATAGTCCCCGACTGGTGCGCATTGCTAAGAGGCGTTCGGAGAACGGTAAGCGAAGTCTGCTGGAATCGAACCAACGTTAGCTGTTTTGGAGACAGCCGTTTTACCACTAAACTAAGCCCTCATAGAGCGACACTTTTACGGAAAGTCTCGCTGAACCTAATGATATAGTCCTTCCGGAGGCGGAACACGGCACATGAAGCCGATTTTCATCATCAAGATAATTATACCATAAAAAATGAGTTGAAGTTCAGAAGCCAAAAAAGTTCTACTCAATTCCAAAAACGGCACATAATGTACCGGTTTTCAAAATGAGTTGATGTTTTTTGTGCAATTTATACAATATTTACCCTTTTTTTGTGTATCTTACAAACACAAAAAGACGATCCATTTTCAGGATCGTCTTTTCTTTCATTCAACTGCTGTCAGCCTTTCAATCGTCCGGCTGTATAGCTTCGGATTGAGTACCTTCAGCGCATCCATCAGTTCGCCAAGGATTGACCAAACTTTCGTCGATTCTTTCCCTTGAACTGATAAGAAGAATTCGGATGTTCCATAGTCCCCGATAACCGTTTCCACTGTTTCACGTGGATCAGGATCCGCTGACATCTTGTATTTGTTATCCGGTTGCAAGTGGTCGAGTATCGTGTAAAACACCGCCAGTTTTTCACAGGTCGAAAAATTCTTCGGCAGTCCATTTTGACACTCCTCAATAGCATCCAGTAACTCTTGTTCGCGGAACATCTTACATATTCTTCAATTGATTTACTGCCCTCTGAAGAACGTCACGTTCCTCTTGGGACTGGGCATTATCCATCAGCCGTTCGAGTTCATGCGTCATGTGAGACTTCGCATCATCACGGCTGTATCTGCGACCTTCAAATCGTCTCATGGAATCACGGCGGCGCGCGCCACTATTACCATGATTTTCCCAATCATAGGAATAATCGCTCTTTTTCATAGCTTCATTTGTAAGCAAACTTTTCTCGAAATGAGCGACCGCATCTCCGTACTGCAAATCAGAGATAGACAGTTTTCCGTCGTTTCTCACCTTCTGATCGAGTTCTTCCAATTCGTCGCAGAGGTAGTTCATAAGTGCTTCCATAAGTTTACCTTCCTTCCTCACGCTGTCCTGTTGATACTGAGACTTCCGTCTACCACATTGATTAGTGGTGTAGGTGTTGCTGTCGGGTCATTCACAGCACCATTGACATACTCAACGGCAACAGTAAAACAACATCCTTTCGGAACGTCGATCACTGCTCTGCTTGTAACATTCCCGTAAGTAGACACTGCCGCAGGTGTATAGATTGACCTGCTCCCTTCTCGCGGTTCACCAGATACCACAATAGCTGTGGCAATCGGTGTTACAGTGCCACCTTCGGGGATAGCAACATTTCCGGTAAATTCAACTTCGTATCGAGCAAAACAAGCTGTCGGATTGTTGACAATTCCGCGCAGGACAAAAATGCCCGTGCCGCTCTGATGATATACGTATCCTTTACGACAGGGTATAGAATCCACGAAAGGAATAGCGTTGTTGAGTGCTACACTCTCAACCTGATCTCGTGTTACATATTCTGCGCCCATTTGCCAACTCCTTATGCACCACATCCGCAACCGCAACCGCTCATGTTACCGTTGCAGTTGAAAATCGGGGTTTTACCATACACCGGAACAGTGCCAACCGGGCAGTTATTAAGCCGATTGTAAAGTGCGTCTACCTCATTGTTCAGACCCTGCTGGAACAGAGCGGTCTGAGCATTGTTGTTCGCCAAAAGCTGTGCAGTCTGTTCTACCTGAGAAGCCTGACCGCGCGAGAACATAAGCTCCTGACGCAGGTTAGCGATGGTCTCGTCCTTCTGAGCATTGCGGTAATCGCAAAGCTGATCCTTCACGGACTGGATACCTGCATTGAACGCCTGAATGATGTCGCGGGTGTTATTTGCATCAGCAAAGCGGGTCATGTTGCCCTCATTCTGAACAACATTCTGCGTCTGACAGGAAGCAAGTCTGGCATCACTGCCATACTGAGCAATCTGAGCCTGCATAGCATTGAAGCCCTGTGCTACGTCGCCCTGAAAACCGAACTGCTGTTGCATGTTCGCGATCTGGTTGGCATACATCTGCTGAGAGAGCGCGTTCTGTGCGCCTGTCACAGCGGCAGTTACGCCATTGAAACCATTGCAGAGTTGAGGGCCGAGACCATAGACAGCATCACGAATACCATTGACGCTATCAAACATCATTTGATCACGGAACCCATCGTTTGTCTGCTGACTCTGATTCATCCATGGGTAGAGCGTGTTGAAACCACCGCCGTAACCACCGTTACCGTTGTTGCCAAAATTGCCCCAACCATTATTTCCGAAAAGCATGAAGAAGAACAGCATGAAGTAGTAAAGAAAACCATCTCCACCGTAACCGAAACCATTGTTTCTTCCGTTTCCGGTAATGGCGGCTAAGTCCGCCGCAGACATGGAATCCGTAGTCAAAGACATGAACTACACTCCTAAAAAAATAAATTTTCAAAACTTTTGGAAAAGTTTTTGAATCATACCTTGATACTCAAAATATTTCTGATATAACATGTTGTAAGTTTGTTGTGTCATTTGTCCGCTTGCTAATAATTGCTTCACGGGCTCCTCTGGATTCCCTTGAAACCCATTCACAAAGTCACGGAAACCTTCCGCAAAATTCATATTGTTATTGTTGCTGTTTGGCTGATTTTGTCGTGGAAACTGTGGTCTTTGCATTTTTCAACTCCGAGATCGCTTTTTCAAATTCGTCTCTTGTGACATAGTCATTGCTTACCTGAACCTTTCTTTCAGGTTCAATTTCTTCATTGAATTTCCGGAAAGAAAGTGCCATGCCAGAGGCATCTGTGGTTTTGATAAATACTTTTCGGCTGTCATTGTCGATCATCACAACAGATTGATTCGGTGCGAGCATATAATTGCTTGCAGTAAATTCCCCACCCTGAATAAAAACCACACTCATATTGTTCGTTTGAGGTTGCTGTGGTTGTGGTTGCTGTTGTGGAGATTGCTGTGGTTGTAGATTATACAAATTCCACGGATAACTATAATTTGTCGGACTATTATAATTTGGTAACATCATTTACTCCTTTTCAAAGTAAAAATGAACTGTTTTCTCGCCAGAATCCCAAGCATCATAATACCTTCCAGATTTTACACAAATGACGTGTGTACCAGTCCAGACGATATATGTACCTTCCTCATGATCTTTGCAAAAATCTTCCAGTGAGTAGCACAGAGGACAAGTGTCGGGAAGTCTGTGCATTATCCAACCGCGATCCAAAAGGTACTGCGACCACACATCGTTCGCCGACGGCATATCTGCGAGGACGTATCCCTCAATGCAAAGGTCGAGATATACTTTATCCCATGACTGATCTGTCGCGAGTGCGATTGCCCTGACAGTACAATCCCCGACGTTTTTTGCGCCGGGGTTTGGATTTCTGTGGACATATCTATTTGTCATTATCGAGGATTTGTGTTTCACCGTCGTGGACGGCTACATAATACATCTTCGGTTCTTCGTAAACTTCACAATATGTGTATTCCGGATAACCCGGTCTTTTCGCTGTCTTTCCAGTAAAGTGCAATTTTGATCCTTGACAGTAACCGATGAATTTCAAACTCCAATCAGGATTGAATGCTTTCGCACCTTCAGGACATACCACTTTGACATGCTCGCCAAGTTCAGATGGCTCAACCAGCTTATTCACTTCGGCTTTTGGTTTGGATGGCACAAATGTATCAATCACATTAGTCAGAGGCAGTTCCATCGGGTCAAAGTGGGTTCTGTAGTTATTCCAGACGTGTCGTGCTTCAAAGTGCAGGTGTGCCCCTGCTTCTCCCGCAGGTACGCAATTTCCAGTGTAACCAGAAAGACCGATGACATCACCTTGCTTTACTTTCTTCCAGATTACTGTCTTTATTTCGGAGAGGTGAGCATACAGAGTTGATTCGCCGTCATTATGCTTGATAATGACAAGATTTCCATATCCAGTCGGATCCCATCCTGCATGTACGACAAGACCGTCAGCACTTGCCAGAATTTCCGTACCTGCCGGACAAGCATAATCGATTCCAGTGTGACCTTTTGGATCGGTAATAGTCTCTCCATAACGCTGAGTAATTTGGTAATCCCCTACAAATGGCTGACGGTATTTTGTCATTATTCCTCTGGCTCAATCTCATTTTTACTCCACCAAGACACAAGTTGAATTGCGTACTTGATGGCTTCAAAATCATTCATGTTCATCGTTTTTGATAGTTTCTTTACACGTTTCCGTTCATCTGCTTTCAGGTGCAGAAGAAATGTGTAAGTTCCATCCGGATTCTCTCTAATGTTTCTCATTTTCGACTTCCGGAAGTCCAGAAAGGCTTGTCAAAATGCTCAAAAACGCCGCGAGTGCAGAGGTTGATGCGACCTGTACCCAATTTACGTCAGATACCATTGCAGTTGTGCCAATAGTGGCAATTGCAGTCTGGCAGAGCGTTTTCAATGCTCGAATACCAGCCGCCGCCCACCATTTCGGATTGGTCAGATTGTCCATTTTCACTTTCCTTTCAAACTATCAATAAGATGAAAAGCTGTTTTCAAGTCTCGTTCAACTACAGCAATTCTGGATTCAAAATTGTTGTGAAGCTGAACTTTGACACTCAACGCATCTATTTTTTCAGAAAGGAATTTGATGCGTTCCTCGTTCACCGCGTCTCGGGTGTTTGAGGTAACTATCACTGTAATGATACTTGGGATTGCGACACAGAATCCGCTGATTAGAGCGGTAACGATGGTAGTGTTCATCTGACCACCTCCTTAATTATATTACAGATTTTGTTTTTGAACATCAATAACTGCCTCCGTTTTTAAACTTCAGGTACTTCCGGCTCATCCTCCGGTTCTGGTTCAGGTTCCGGTTCTGGTGTCGGTACTGGAATCGCATGAGTATAACTCTTTTGCTCAATAACAAAACCATCCGCACCCATCAATACAACACTATGCAATGGCGACTGTGAATCAACCGCATTGGCAAGCACCTGAAAATACTTTTTCCAAGCGGCTTCTTCAGTTTCCTTTGCAGAAGGGTAAACACCAATGTTCCCCTGTGCATTACGAGTTATTTCTAAAACTATAAATTTTTGCATAATTTTCTCCTTATAAATAATTTTTATCCGACTAAAAGGAAGCGGGGACGAACACCAAGCGCGCCCGATGTCCCGAAGTGGCTGGCGCTACCGCCGGAGGCCACGAAGCAAGCGAGCGTGGCGGCGTAAACAGAACGCAACCACCAGCCGGCACGAATATTTACTTTGCTTCTATCATACCTAAATAAACTAAATTGCCATTTATCATTACCTATCTCATAGGCTCTGCCCCCCCATACATATTGTCCATAAATTTGTAATTCATTCGGCAAGTCGCAGATCGACATTCTGTCATCAGCAGTCCAAGCTGTATTTTTAAACCATGTCCAAGCAGAAATAGTACCACTACCTGTTGCATCAGCAGGATTAGGATATATTACATCAATTGCTTTCACATGATCTGCACCGAAAGCAGTTCTGACAATTGTATCAGCAGCTTTCATAACAACCTGTCTCATTCGAGAATACTTATACCCACCCGCTGTTGTATTCGTATTCGGGTCGGCAATCGTAGCGTTCCATTTCTTAATAACATCAGTTTCCTGACTGCTTACAGATACCGTATCATCTCCTGTATATGCTCTGTAATTTGCAGTATTGATATATTCCAAAGTAACCGGAGTAGCCGTAGCATCTGTATTATATAAAACTGTTCCTGAAGGAATACTCATTCCTGCAGTAGGCATCATAACTAAATGATGAACATTCAAATCATGACTGTCACCCGTTCTGATATAGTAGTCAAAATCAACGATCATGTAATCCTGACCACCTGCTGTGATGTAGTCTCCCAAATACAAATCTTCAAACAGGCTGTATCCATTCGTTCCGTTGATACGATTCCACAGACTGCCATTGGTCAGATATGCTGTTATGTCCTTTCCACGGCAAATGGAGTTATGGAAACCCGCATTGTCATTGTATAGGCTTGCACTGCTGACGAAAGGAAGTTTCGCAACATAAATCTGATTTGCTTTTTCTTCAATCAGTGTTTCGAGATCGACCTCTTCCGCATTACTTCCGATGGTAATAGCTCCACCGTTTGCAATGTTCGCAGTTGCCCTTAACAACGTGTTATTCACGATCATCAATTTTCCGGCGGTGTAATTCTTCGACGCAATCATGGCGGCTTCTTCCGATCCCGTCACCATTCCCCGCACAGCTGCCGCCCGCCGGATGTTGGCGTTCAGGTCCGCAAGACCCCTGCCCGCATTGATGCCGTCAGCGGTATTCTTACAATAGGAAACGGTGACCGCCCCCGTATCCGCCCAGATGTTATTTTGCCCAAGGAGCGTGGTTACTTCAGTCGGTGTGAGATGATAGGTGATGGGTGCTGCAAGCTCAAAAAGCACCTGCAAAGGATGATCCGAAAGGTAATTTACCCATGCGGCAACATTATGCCCAATTGTATTGTCCGCTTTTACCAGTAAACTTGCGCCTGCTTCATTGATTCTGCATTCCCATTGATTAAGATCTCTGCCTCTGCCTCTGTTTTTACATTTAAGATAATTTGACATTATTGGTTTATCGGGATTCACGGCAAAATTCAAACCACTCAGCATTCCAGCCACGCCATAATCACCATTTTCCACCCATGTAACGCCATCATTGCCCGTATATGTATACAGCGCTTTCGTTACCGTCAACTCCCCAGTGATCACATCCAGCGTCCCGCTATACACCGTCCCGGCGGATTCAAAGGATACGGGATAGGTTGTGCCGTTATAAGGTTCATATTCTGTCGCAGCTGTGCCGGGTTCAATTTGAATATCGGTATATGTCTGATTGCCCGAACCGGTTGTTCCTTTGCTGTAATAGAAATATATATAATATGCGGTTTTTGTGAGTGCAATTTGCGCGCTTCCACGATTACCGGAATTATATGGAAGATTGACTGCTCCAATATTTCCACCACCTTCATCCCTGAATGAAATGCGGCAAGCATCATAACCACCGGCAGGCTGTGATCCAATTATGGCTGATACGGTATATGTTCCTGCCGGTATCGGCGATATAGAAATATTTGCAAACAGAGTATTTTCAACACTGACATCTCCGCCTGAATAAAAATTCTTCCCAGTCCTCACAACATCCATTCCCGTGAATCCGGTGATCGGGCAGACATTGGCGTAGGGTTCAAAAGATGTTGCGGAAGATCCCGCTTCTATCTGACATGATTCTTTGTCGCTTTGTGTCGCAGAGCTGTCCCATTGGATAAATAAAGACATGTAAGAATAGGATTGAAAATTTGACATATCTCTTGTTTGATTCGAAGAAGAACTTAAATTCATTACCCTGTACATGCTTATCCCTGCCGCAGGGAAATCATTACTAACAAATATTCTGATGACGTTATCTCTGAGTTTTGTGTAATTTACGCCGCTGAGAGTATAAATATAATTCAAGGCACTGATTGGGATAACAATTACTTGATAATTTCCTGTTGTAAAAGTCCCTTCATGTCCTACTCCTTCTGAACTGAAACTAAGGAGCAAATCCGGATACGGATTCCACAGATTCTTCCCGCCCCCCGCAGGCCACGGACGATCGTACCCGTGCAGATCCTGCACCGGTTCAATGGAAGCAATCAGATCCGCCGCCGGAGCGTCCGCACCATCGGTAATTGATACAACGTCACCGGATGCGGATTTTGTGATAATGTCGGATTTGCTATCAATCAAAGCTGATACATTAGACTTGACTACGAATTTGATGGAATCATAATCATAGTAAAATCTTCCGTCTGAGCCAAGTCCGCTGATTGAAAGATAACACATATTGGTTCTCTCTGTTCTCGCTTTATTCAAAAAAACAATAACGGATGTTTTTAAATCTTCCTCTAAAGTGACATAAACAGGTATTGCTAATTCATAGACAACTTCTGCACCAGTAGTAGGTGTTGTACCATAGCTGTAAACATCACGGTCAGACCACCACATACCGGGGAGAGATTCTCCGTTGTAACTTGCAATATGACCATAAGGTAAAGTGAATACGTTCGTATCAGTATTGAAGTAGAAGCCATAACCTGATGTAAATTGAGCAATAGCTCTTACTGAATAACTACCATAACCGTCTTCCTCGAGGAAATCAGCTAAACTGATACATATATGATTGTTGGCATATATAACACCAGCATGAGAGTAATCCACAAAACCGCGAATATTGGATGCTGACGGTGTTCCCCTCCCATTTTGAATAGGATAACCGTAACATTCCACTGATGTGATTACTCCAAGATTGCCAATATTCAGAGGAATACTTCCTTCAGCAAACATAGCATTACCACTGCCGGATGCACTTGCTGAGAGTACACCGTTTTCATCAATGGAAAGGTTATTCCCAACTTTCACACCGCCAAGAGTGTTTGCGGATGCTTTCGGTAATACATACCCACTGCCACCAGATGCAGAAATAGCGTTTTGCACAAATGCTGTGGTTGCAATCCGTGTGCTATTGTTGTCAGTAGACTGAGTAGGTGCAGTAGGATTTCCTGTAAGTGCAGGTGAGGCTAACGGTGCTTTCGCATCGAGCGCTGTCTTAATTCCGCTCGACTTCACCGGATTATTACTGTTCGCTGTCGGAGTGCTATCGAAGGTGAGTGTATCTTGCTTTGCTGCTAATGCGGTCGCAAGATCAGTCTGATCCGAAAGTGTTCCGGTAATTTGTCCCCAAATACCATTACCTCCTCCGCTTGGACTAATATTTTGAATTACATCATCTACTGTTACCTGAGTAACTTTTGTAGAATCCCATTCGTTCGGTGTTTCCTGATTGGTAATGGTGTAATAAGCATCATTATATTTTACGATATCACCAATAGTATATTCGTTTCCAAGAACAAAATCCTCTATAGTGATGACCTTACAATATCCATATGCAACATTCGCACTCATTTGATCCATATTGATGTATTGATATTTTAACATTTCATAGAAAACACCGGCTACTTTGAAAACATCACCCTTGAACATTTGTTTTGATATGCCGCTGTATTCCGGAATCGTGATAGGATCAAGTCCATAAATAGGCGCGTCTACAGGTAATATGAACTGATACAGCAAATGGTTGTGTAAGACAAGATCGCCAACAGCATAAGCACTTAAATTACTCCATTCGTCAGCAATGATTTCTTCTTTCGCTTTTTCACCAAGTACATTCGCTAAATCGGTTTGATTTGATAAAGTACCAGTGATATTACCCCAAACAGCTAAAGATGAACCTGAACCTGATCCTGTAATATCACCTGTGATTTTTCCATCAGTACGGAGATAATAATTCGTACCGTCATAATAGACCTGATAATCTCCGGCAGGTAAAGTGTAGTTGCTTGAAGAGGACGCGGATCCATTGATGTAAATCGGCTTTGCGCCAGTACCATTGACATTCAATGTCATTGCACCTTGATAAGTATTACTAAGCCCCATCCGAAGAGTAAAGCGGTTATGTGTTGCTAATCTGTAATCTTTAGACGTAGCCACTTTTGCACTTACGTTATAACTCGATTCACAGTAAGCATCAGCATAAGGGGAATCAGTAAAAACAGCATTTGCCGGAACAGAGGTCGCAATTGTGTACCCGCTGTTTTTGATGACTTTCCCTGTTGTTCCATCAAATACTGCCACACTATTGTTTGTTGAGCTTGCGGGTCCGGTAACTGGATTTTCAATATTTGTCTGCATAACAATCCAGTCGGAGTTATTTGCAGCGGTACTGTCTTTGATACAGACAAACAAATCGTTTACTTCACATTTTTGTCCTGCGTATGTTCCTGCCTCACTAACTCTATAAGCCCAACCAACATAATGCGGGGTAGGGAGTTCATTAAATCCGGGTGATGATGTAAGCGTACCCCTGATAACTATTGCGTTTGTCGCTCCGCAAGCGTTTTGCACAAATTCCGTAGTAGCAATTTGTGTGCTATTTGTGCCAGCTGGGGCAGTCGGGGCAGTCGGAGTGCCAGTGAACGCAGGTGAATTTTTCGGTGCATATATAGAACCATCTATTTGTTGCCATGATGACCAAGTGCTTGAAGAACTTCCACGGCGTGAATATATTTCCCCTAACTTGCTAAAATAGACCTGTTCCCAACAATCACTATCCACTTTGAAAACAACCATTCCAAATTCGCCGGAAGTAGGTCTACTTGTTACGGTATTTGAAGATGCGCCATAATACCAAGTTGTCTTTTCAGGTAATTTTGAATCCAAGCTCGTATTTACCAATTCGATAGGAGCGATTCCATCTATCCCATCTATTGCAGTTTTCACAAATGCGGTAGTGGCGATCTGGGTTGTATTAGTACCAGAAGTAGCTGTAGGTGCTGTAGGAGTACCAGTCAATGCAGGAGAAGCTAACGGTGCTTTCGCATCGAGCGCTGTCTTGATTCCACCAGATTTGACAGGGTTATTACTGTTCGCTGTCGGTGTATTGTCAAAGGTTAGCGTGTCTTGCTTCCCATTCAAAGCAGTTGCAAGGTCTGTCTGATTAGAGAGCGTTCCTGTAATTTGTCCCCATGAAATAGAAACGCTTATATCTGATATAATGTCTTGAATTACATCATCAACTGTTACCTGTACTACTTTTGTGGAATCCCATTCGTTGTACGATTCCTGATTCGTAACGACATAATATGAACCATTTGACTTCACATAGTCGCCAATAGAATATTGAACACCCGGAG